GTGCCTGTAGTATTGTCTTGAGTTGCCGAGCCACCAATGTTAATAAAACAACCTGCAACTGTACCTGAACCTGTCATTGTAAATACAACCGGAGTAGAAGTAGTTTTAGCCCCTGCTGATGCAGCACTAAATGTAGGTGTTTTACGAGTACCAGAATACGTAGGAGCATTTGCAAGACCTATTTCTAGCCAAGAGGCGTGTGACGCTTGAGTATCTGCTACGACGGCTGTACCTGTACCTTTAAGACCCATAACAACTGCACCTGCAGCTACGTTACCTAACATGGTATCCATACTAGAGTTTTTACCTGCTATAGTGACTAGGTTGCCAATAACATCAGACCATTTGAGTACACCAGAAGCATCATGGCATTCAACTTGATAAGTACCTTTTAAAACCATAGACTCTTCATAACTTGCGCCACGGTCTATAGTTACTGAACAAATATCTTCTACGTTCGTTGTTTCAATATGCATTTTAACTCCTAAGAAATTCGTATAACCGCTGTTGTTGATGTAGCGGGTGGAAAAGTGATTGTAAAATTACCTGATGCTATTTTATCAGAACCAAAATCTAGTACAGCTACCGCTGCGTTTGTAGTTGCATTATATATCAACGCACCTCTAACAACAAATGAAGTACCTGTCAACGTAATATTATTAAAGCTAACGTAAGCTGTTGACCCTAAACTTGCTGGTACGATGGGTGTTAGTGTAACACCCCCTGCTGTATATCCAGACCCAACCACTTCGTTAGACGAAGTATAAACCAAAGTCGTACTATCTAAACTTGCATTGGCTGTATATAAAGCAATCTTATAAGTGTACGTAGTACCTGTAGCGAAGTTTTCCAACCCGCTTAATAGGTTCTGTTTAAATACAGTAGTCTGGCCTTGAACTATCATAAGCTGCTATAAGGTAATCTAATTTGGTTGTTTCTATATGAGTCGCCACGCTCAAGCCCGTTAACAAGTCTAGTTAGCTGACTAATAGCTTCTTGGTATTTTTGTTCGTAGCAAGATATGGTATCTTGCTCTTGCTTCATAAAGATCATCGCTTCACGCATAGCCCCATAAAATAACGCAGGGTCAAAGTTATCTCCTAACCAAGTAGTACCTGATGGGTTGTTTACTGTATCTGTAATAGAAATAGGGTAATAGAAGTAATGTAACTCTACAGAATAGTTTGCATCTGATGTCGGCGCAGTAATTAACGATATATCGTTCATGTTAGATAGCTGTGGGCCAAACAACGCATAATACTTAGGTATACCAGTTACAGTAAGGGTAGGATATGCCTCCCGCATAAAACTTACATCTTTGTCTATTAAATAAGAATAAGCTCCTGTACTGTCAATAACAGCCAGAGAATACACAGACAAGAAATCATCAGGGCAAGATAAATAAGGGTTAGACGTAGTCAAATTACCCGTTACGTTTTTTCTAAGTACAGGAATATGTACGGAGTTGTATATTCTATCTTCTGCTTGACGTAAAAAAACGGGTATATTCTGGACAAACAAAGACTCCGTATTTTCGGAGTAATCTTCTATTGCTTGAGTTAGCTGAGCTAAATTCATTTATTAACCCATTGGGCCTCTTGCAATACGGCCTTTTGTAGCCGCACCGTTACCACGAGTTTCAATACCCGCAGTTTTTACATTTGTTTCAGGATAACCGTTTTTACCAGTTGCATCATTGTTTGGTTGCGGTTGTTTATATTTATTAGTATCTGATGCAGCCATTATTTTCCACCTTGATTTTTAGCGCGGGCTAAGTTACGACCATACTTTTTAGCATTAGCTGAAGTTACTGATTTGGCTTTTCCATTAGATAACACAATGCCATCTTGACCTGCTTTAGATCCATCGATACCTAATTGTTTACCTTTAGTTTTACCTTTACTTTCTATACCATCGCCTTTAGCCATTTTATACTCCTAAGAAATTGTTACTGAACTGACATATGTTGTCGCTACTAAATCATTTTGTGTTAATAATACATCATTTGCACGAGATCCGCCAACCGGGGACCATCCCCATTGGAAAATTCGTGAACCACCTGCTTGGTAACCATTGGTATCTAAGCCTGAAGTTTGGTAACTGTTATCTGGTCTAGGTTCTAATACAGCTTGTGGATCAAAAACTGGGTACATACCTAACTTAAGCTGCGGATGATCCATCTCCCAACATTGGTCACAGACCTTAATGCTAACTGTCTTAGTCTTAATAGTTAACTTACGAAGCTGATGTAATTTATATCTAAAACCACAACGATCGCATTCAGAAATCGAATGTTTACCAGCCGCATATTTACTAGCCATTATCTACTGTATCCCATCCTAGGCACATATCTATCAGGACTTTTATCCCTATCTTCATCTGCTGCTAATTGGAACTGTTCGTCATAAACCATTTTTAAACCAGCAATTCTTTGTACATCAACATTAGGAAGCTTCATACTTAAATAGTAAGACAACCCAGCAATCAATGCCGGTAAGAACCTATAAGGAATATCTTGAGTGTTAGCACCAGAACCTACATCTTGTATTCTCCTTAAACGCCAGTACACAAAAGTATATTGTTGATCCGGTGCTTGTGGGGTAGGCCATACATTAATAGTAGGACTTGCAACGCCTGTAGGAGTAGTTGCTCCTGATTGTCTATTGATCCATACCTGAATCGGTCTACCTAATGCGTTTTTATTTGGAATAGTGGAATAGGTCGATGAAGATATTCTATTGATATTGATATCAACTTGTTGTTGTCCTGTTCCTGTACGTATAACGTGGTCTAATAAGTCTATAGTATCTACAGGCAAATTATATGTACCGACACCTGTATTAAGAACAATTTGTCCTTGTTCGATTGTCCATAAATTTATACCCTTATTTCCCCATTCTATTAATAAAAGGTTTAATGATCTACGAGCCGTTTTGTAATCATATCCTGAGCGCAATTCTGAGCCCGCTCTCTCGAAGCATTCCTCTATGATTTCTGAGACATCAAGATTAAATAACGCTGTGCCCGTAGTTGTCATTTTTTACCCTGTTTATTTTTAACTTTACCACCTTTTTTGTACATAGAGACATCTTGAGGTTTATCTTTACGCACAATCGTTTTCTTTTTTGGCATCTTATCTGGATTTACATCCCCCATTCCTCGTGATGCCATCATCTTACTTGCCTCTAAAGTTTTTCAATACATGCTCTTTATGTTTAGTATGACCTGCAGCATATTTGCCATAAATATCAGAATGATGACTATGACCTGCTTTATGTTTCATAACAGCATCTTCAGCATGAATTGAACCACCCGCTTTCTTTTTTACACCAGATAAGTTTTCAGTCAACTCAGTAAGTGCTCTTTGATCTTTAATAGAAGGAGGAGTAGGAACGGGTTGTGATCTTTGCTGAGCTTCTACTCTAGCTTTGGCTGCAACTTGGTCTTTTAAAAAACGTTCGTACTCTGGACGATTAATTGTATCAGCATCATTTTTAGCCATTAGCAATATCTCCCACGAGTTTTACCTTTCTGTGCAATACCATCAGCTCTAGTTACGCCACCTTTAGCGTATTTTTTAGGTTTGAAACCTTCAATACCAATAGTTTTATTAGCATCACCTAGATTTTTACCTTTAGTTGAACCACGTTTTTGTACGGCAGATTCACCAAATTTAGTTAATTTATTTGAACCTTTTTCAACATCTTCAGACATTGTTTTAGGCCCCATTACTTCTTTAGCTGCGCCACCTTTAGCCATACATTTACCACCTTTTTTCATACCTTTTTCCATATCTTCACCTTTAGCATATTGCTCAGGAGTTATTTTACCAGACTTAATTGCTTTAGCTTCTTTAAGCTCTTCAGCTTTAGTGTCTTTACCTTTGAATAATTTTTTTAAATCAGCCACTTTACCACCACCTTTAAATGTTTTATCTTTGTCTGCAGCGGCAAAGTCTTTGCCCACTGATTGCGGAACACCCGCTTTTTTAGCAAATTTTGGATTATGCGCGACTGCTTGCATAAACTGTGCTTGTTTCTTTGAACTACTTGGCACTAATGCCTCCGCTAATATTAATACTTCTTTATGAGTACCGTTGCCTTTAGCTCTATTATATATCCAACAAACTATTTGGCAGTTACTATCTGTATAACCTAACTTAGAATCTATTCTATCTATTGACGCTGCAAAAGACCTGTGAGTTTTACTTGAAGACTTTTTAGAGAACTTCAATTTAGTTACTGCACATTTACCACTTAGTACGCCTTTTTCTACAAACTCTCTTGATAAAGTAAACTCTAAATTTTTAGCCCTTGCTCTAAGTTTGGCACTATACCACAGTCGGTATGCGTACCTTTTAGTCACTACTTAGAAACAGACTGCTCAATAAACCACCCAATAGTAGCACCAATAGCAGCACCAAGACCCCCCAAGACCACAAGCATATGCCAACCGCCTTTAGCTTCGGCTAAGGTTTTATTAATCTCGCCGATAGTTTTTTTGATCTCTTCCATATCTTCGACTAGTTTATCCATATCTTTTTGTAGGTGTTTAATCTCAGTATCGTGCACGGCTATTTTAGATTGTTCGTCTATCATAAGGCCTCCTAACCGTAACAGATAGTTACTGAGGTAATGTTAGTGCCTGCAACATATATACCCGTTTGAGCTAAGATACCCTCTCCCGGTAAAATTACTTGAAAAGGCTGAACTCCGGTACTTGTTTTAGACTGCCATAATATAGGGCCTGTATTGTCTGTACCATCATAAAGGGCTATCGTTCCTGCTGTACCTGAACCAACAAAAACTACTTGCTTAAGTCTCATCCTACCTGTAGTTAACTGTGCGGGTAAGGTTCCCGTATAGGTGGATTTGACGTCATATTGCATTGTCATAACTAATCTCCTAAAGTTTAAAGATAGGGGCTTGCGCCCCCGTCAGATTAATTATGCAGAAACAGGAGCTTCAGAACCTAAAGAAGACTTTTGAGCATACTCAATAGTAATGATCCCAGCACCCGCAGTAGCAGTAGTACCCGCCATAGTCACAACTATTTGTGCATCAGTAGTACCTACGTTATACATCGCAGTTAATTGAGCAGCTGTGTATGTAATAGTTTGACGGCCCGCCGCTGGAGTAGTAATTGCAGTTACATATTTAGCAGCTGTAGTAGCATCACCTACAGCAAGTGTAGCACTTGTAGTAAAAGTAGTAGTTACATCGATATAGATGTTTAAAATCTGTGAGCCAGCAGGTAAAATAAAAGGTGTAGAAGTAGTTAAACCTAAAGCTGCAGATTGAACTAAAACAACAACGCCTGTGTTGTCAACTAAGCCCGGAGTAGTACCAGTAGTGTATCTAACTGTACCTGCGCGAACTGGGCCTGAAAAAGTAGAAAATGACATATTAGTATTCCTTCATAGAAAGTATAAGCTTATCAATCTTCTATGCGTCTGTTGGGCTAACAGTTTGATAAGCCAGATGTGCCCTATTTAGAAATACTTATACTCTTTTTTAATTAAGATTGCAATAGGGGGTTAGTCCATACCCACCTTTTTTTTCCACAATCATATATTCTCCCTGCGCCCATAAGATAAGTCATTTCTTTTTCTGTTCTAATATCAGTATTATGGTCGTACTTTTCATCAACATCATGGTCATTTAACCTCTTCTGTATAACTCTGCGCTGATAATGTGTCTTGGGTTTAAGTCCTATTTGTTTACTCCACACTTGATAGTCAGGTTGAGACTCCAAATCCATAACAAACCCCAACTGGGTATACATGCCACCAGAAAAATATCTGTTATCAGAAAAAGATTTAATTACCTCAGGATGCTCATCTTTTACAAAAGCGTTAAACAATTTAGATGCCCCACCAAGAACATTCACTCTTGTGGCAAACCTAGCTAAAGTCCATACCCTATTTAAGTTACTACCCCTGTCATTGGCGCCTAAAGCAAATCTCATACATGCAACTAGTTTAGACTTCCAATATAACCCGTAATGCTTTCCGCTCCCGTCACCACCTTGGGGATGGTATCTGTCATAAAACTTTTTAGCTTCTTGTGTTGATACTTCACCTATTTGGCATTTACGGGCCATAAGTTTACCCCTAGTCTTACCTATAGCATTACGCAACAAACGTTTAATCTGGGGCTGCTTTTGTTGCCACTCAGTCTCATAGATAGTTATAAGGCGAATCCCTTTGTCGGCACACCCTTTATATTTGTTGTGGCTTTTGTTTTTATTTTCTTTTTCGTCTGCAGCGTTAAAATGTGAGTGCCAATACATCCCATGAAATTCAATAGCTAAATTAGCACTAGGTATGTAGATGTCTAGTTCTTTAGGGGCTATTACTTTCCTATCACGTTGAATTATCGGCGTGTATATTTTTAGGTAGTCAGCTACTTCTTGTTCTGGGGACGACTTCATGTTTCCACATTTCTGGCAAGATATTTTACCAGCTAACAAGTTAACTCCTGTCTGTTCAAAGGTTCCATGACTACAGGTTACTTTTATATATGAAGTGTTTAAATTCTCCCAAACATCACAACTATAAGTAAATTTACCACCATGGAGTTTTTTAGCTCGTTCAACAACACTAGTAAAAGGAAGCTGTTTAGTTTTTCTTATATTTGAATTTTTGCACTTAGGGCAGTTTTGTTTATTTCTATAATGGTTATCAGGTGTTTGTTTAAATTCACCATGTTCTCTACATATTATTTTTACCAGTGTTTTATAATCAACATACTCAACTAAAGAGTAGTCATACCTATCCCCATGTACCTCTTTAAATCTACCTACCCAATCAGCTCCCCGCCCTACACATTTAGGACATCCTGTTCCACTATGTATAAAATTAATACTAGTTGGATTAAACTCTCCATGTTGTCTGCATATTATTCTTAAAGGCGTTTTAGCAGATGTATATTCAGCTTTACTTAAATCATAGGTATCACCATGAACTGATATAGCTCTAGCCACCCACTCTGCTTGTGTTATTACTTTAGGCATTTTATTCTCTTAGTTGGTTATCTGACGCTAATAATAACATAAAATGAGAATAAGTAAACGCTTTAAAGAATAAAAATACACAAAAAAGGCCCACCGAAGTGAGCCTTAATTTAACCTAAGTTCTTGATTCTATTAGCTAGAACCAGGTGAACCATAAATAGCTAAAGAATCGGACCACCCAAATGAATAACGTTCTCTTGATTTATAACGTACATTGCCTGTATCAAAATCACCATCCATTGAGTTCTGTAATGGAGTTCTTACAAAGTGTTTTAAACCATTTGGCACATCAGTAGTTAAGAACCATGCATTAGTATCAGTCAAGAAATGGTTGATTGCATAACCTTCTGGAACAGCGCCATTGTTTTTAAGAGCGTTTAAATCGTTATCAGTAGTACCTACACGCAATTCAGTTTCTAACAAACGAGTAGCAACAAATTGTAATGCAGGTGGAACAATCAACTTTTTAGGTTTAGCAGCAATTAATAAACCACGTTCATCAGTATAACCAGCGATTTGAATAACAGCATTTTCCAATGAAGTTTCATTCAAGTCAGCAGCAGTAGATGGTACGTTGCTATTAGTAGCGCCGTTCACTAAAGGATGAGCACTAGAAAATAAAGACACACCATCACCACCAGTATAAGCAGAGTTGAAACCGTTATTTAAAACGTTAGCTGCTTTAACTTGTTTAGTGTAAGCCATAGCACGAGCTAATGCTTTAGTATAACGAGCAGATAAAGAATCATACAAGTTATCTTCAATAGCTTCTTCAGTTAATGAAAAACCTAGTGCAATAGTTTCGTGGTTGTATCGAGCAGTCCAAGCTTCTTGAGCATTGTCATATTGAAGAGCTTGCCCTTCGTTTTTGACAGGAGCTGCTGAGAAACCAGACAGTTTTGTTTCTTCTTCAAAAGAACGTTCTGAAGATTCAGTTTCATAAATCTCTTTATGTTCTTCACCATAACGAGCATATTCTAAGCCGAACAATGCGTTCAGACCCGGTAATAACTCTTTTAATAGCTGGGCGCGTGAAATTGCCATGTGTTAATCTCCTAATTAAATGCCGGCTAAGTTTGTATAACTGTGGAAAGTATTATTCCAAGTCACTAAAACTTCAGGGTAGCCAACAAAAGTAACTGCAGTACCTGATGCTAAAGTAATAGCACTTGATACAGTTAAAGTTACACCGTTTACGTTAGTAACAGTGATATAGTTACCTGCTAAAGAACCAGTTCCAGATGGAGCAATTAATTGCATACCAGCTAGGATAGCTGAGTTCGCTGCGTTTAAAGTAACAGTTGCGCTTGAACCAGAAGTAGAAGCAACAGCAGAAACAGAAGTAGCAGATTCAGGAACTAAACCAACAACACGGAAAGGAGCAGCAGCAATAACACGAGTGTTACCAGTACCGTTAGTAACAACACCACCTGATACAGAAACAGCTGAATCACCGTTTAAAGTGTTACCAGCAGAACCGTATAAAGGATATACGTTAGTACCAACAAATTGTTGGGACATAGCACCAATACCTGAAGAAGTATTAGATAAAGATGTAGCTTGAGAACCAACAACTGCTTTAAAAACAGTACGTGGATCATCAATAACATAAGCAACTGCATCGTTAGCTACAGTACCAGTAGGCCAGTATTGAGCACGGATACGTTGGTTAGTTGCAGGAAGTGTATACTCACAACCTACAAAAATACCAATAACACCTGGGATCGGTGCAGTAGGTGCAGTAGCTGGTGTATAAGTATCTTGGATTGCAGTACCTGCAGAAAATTTAACTACGTCACCATAGAAAATATTTGCAGCATAACCAGTAGCGATCGGCACCATACGAGTAGAACCCGCATAAGGTAAACCACCGATTTCGTTAACTGGCTTTAGGCCGTAAGGGGCCGATATAACAGGATAAGCCATTGTAAACTCCTAAAATTAATTAACCTTTTCCGAAAGTAACTGTCGATTTGCGATCTTTAAACAGAGGCATTCTTGAATCACTTTCTCTCATAAAACTATTATCTACTGCTTCAGCCTGTTGTTGAGTCATGTTGTTGTAGTACGCACTACGTTGCTCCATAAACTCAGTAGGAATCTTGCAGAGTAATAATCCGCCAATCTCGATATTGTCTTTAAATTGACCATCACGTGTAGCTAACAGTGTATATTTTGGTTGTTCTTCAATCTTTACAGGTTCCCAACCTTCACGCAATGATTTGGATATATTGCTAGGGTCAGCCTTGCTCATCATGGAGACACGAATCCATCTATAGTTAAAACCAGCCTCTTTGTCAGGCTCAGGGAGAGCTTCTGGTGGCATCCACTGTTTAGGACGCTCATTCAATGCTCTGGTTTCTAATTCACGAGTTACTCTATTAGGGGTAGTAGCCATTATTTATTCTCCAATTTTAAAACTTCTTTTGCGTAAATTTCAGGGCTTATGCCCAGTTTCTTTGCTAGCTGGACTTGACTCTGATTAAGTCTTATTTTATTGGATGCTGTGCTACGAGCACCTGGAGCTACTACCGTGGATGGTTTCGCTTTAGGTTCAGGTTCCCCGAAATACTCGTTAAATCGTTTGCGCATTGTTTTGTCCAATGTGCTGTAATATTCATCTGAGCCAGCAACCATTCCGCTATTCACAAGTTTAGTATGTAAACCCAATGCAGCCGAAGTCATTTCTTCATCTTCACCAAACCACTGATTACGTTCTTGCCACGCAACATCTTTAGGATTTAGCTTAGGAGCAGGTTGTTGATACTCTTCGCGTTCTCTTTGTACAGGAAAATATGTTTCTTGTAAAGTAGTTTGTTTTAAGTTATTGGCGCGTATCATTTTCAAGTTAGCAAATTGTAACTTTTCTTGTGCGTCAATAATCCCATCAGTATTGCCAGACTCATACGCTTCGCGGTACAAATG